TGAAGCACATGGCGGATACAATCGGCTTGTCCCACGCCAGGAGCCTTTTGATCGTGTCCTGGCGCGGTTCCATGTCGCTGTCAAGGAAGAAAAGCCAATCGTAACCCTCGCGGACGCACTTTTCGGCCGCCTGCTCCCTCGCTTCGTAAATGAGGCTGCTGCCGATGAATGTAAAATCCAGCGCCTCGCACATGGGGCGGGTGCAAAACAGGAGCTGCGTCCAGGCTACTACAAACTGGTAGGGGAAAAGTCCGGTATGTGGTACGGCAATTAAGCCTCTCATACAGCACCCCCCGGAGGTAATTGCGGCTGTCCGCCCATCATCATCTGCTCTTGCTGTGCCATCATCATGGCCTGCTGAACTGCTTCCGCCTGCTGCATCTGCATCTCGATTTCCGCAATCAGCTCCTGTTTCTTGGGAATAACCCCGTTCGGCACGCGTTTCAGGTACTGCAGGAAGTTGATCTTGTCGCTCTGGAGCAGGTTGTCCAGGGTCTGCAAAGCGGTAATCTCGCTCCAGTAGGAGGACGGCCCCACGTCCACTTTAAGCCGCAGCTTCATTTTCCGCAGCAAGGAGAAGTCGAACGGCGCCACCTGCCGCACCCCGTCCACGGTTATTGTCACGTTTCGTACGCCGTATTTCGCGGACATCATGTCAAGCCAGATATATCCAATATCCTCCAACCACTGGTACAGGTTGGCCTTGATTGTTTCCAGCGGGATTGCCGCCGCCTGCTGGACGGCTATAATTGCAGATGTGTTCTCCGGCTTTACATCGCCCAGGGCCGCGTCCGGCGCGCCGATCAGCTCCTTGGTGTAGTTTATGGCGGCATCTATGGCTTCCATCACGCGGGAGGACATTTCTCCCGGCTGGAGATATCCGGCGGCATCGCGAATACTCGTCCCGCCCTTGATGGGGATGGCCTCGCCGATCTGGTTGCTCCACTTCTTGATAATAGTGGAGTCGTAAACCGCCTTGGGGAAGGCGTGGTTCATTAGATGCAGCATGACCATAGCAAACATTTTGTTGATGAAAATCTGGTTGGGGATAAGGCCGGTCGCCACGGCCTGTCCGTGGTAGCTGTTTTTGCGCTTATCCCAGTTGCCCCACGCAATGGGGTAGCGGGTAAGCCCGCTGTCCACGTTTTCGCGGATCTTAACCGACCTGGTGGACTTGGTAAAGAATATGTTTTTACTGTCAGGGTCGCGCCAGTATTTGATAATGGCTGTCGTCTTGCCGTCCGCGCCGGACGCGTCAAGCTCGATCTTCGCCATGTCCCCGGCCTGCTCTAAGTTGTCGGTGTCGGCGGATATCTGCTGAAGCTGGTACTCGTCCGCGCCGTATTTTTTGGCCTCTGCCCGCAGCACAGATACAAGCTGCCGGAATGATATTATTATGTAGGGCTGTTTTTCCACCCTCGGGTCGTTGGGGTTGCCGAAAAAGACATTGACGTTATCAACAAGCTCAAAATCAATGTCGCCGGTCGCCTCCTGCCCGGTGCCGATATCGGGATTCCAGAAAATATGAGCCGCCATGTCCCCGGTATTAGCCGCGTCAAGCAGTGCCTGGCGAATATTTATGTCCATTTTCAGCCTTTCCCACAGGGTTTCGGAATAGGCGCTTACCAAATCAGCCGCGGACTTTATGACCTGGCCCTCGATATCGTCCTCGGCTATTAAATCACCCACATTTTCCGGCACAAACTGCATTTTCACCGCGTGGGACATGATCGATGCGATAAAGTGGTTGATGATCCGCTTAAAGACGTTAAAAACCGGCGTCGGCAGACCGTTTGACACCACCCCATGCCATTGATCGCCGCTGTAAAACCGCTCATTCTTGTCCACGGTATCGTACAGGTTGATTTTCCGGTTGTAATCCTTGCCTTTTTCGTATAATTGCCACTCGTTTGTCGTGTCGCTCACTTGTCCTCAGCCCCCTTTTGAGGCGTTCCGTCATACGAAAACAGGTTGTTAAGGCCCTGCATGAAGGCGTCTGCCTCGGCTTTAGCTTCTTTCCGCTCCTTGTACTCGCGAACAGCTGTAACCGGCCCTTTAATCGGCTCCGGCGGCTCCCCGCGCCCCATCCGCAGGCCCACGGCAAGGCCGCGCTCGTAGGCGAAAAGGCAGACAAGGAAAAACGCCGTCCCGAGAACGGCGCTGTAAATGAGATATTGCATTTTTAACCTCCATAATTTACATAGGATTTATGGATTTCGCCCCCTGTGTAGGGGTTATGTTCTTCTCTGCGCTCGAAATTCCAGTTGCATAATGGGTCAGGCCCGGCATGCGTCTCTATCTCGTATGATTGCTGGTCGCGGATGTAGTGGGCTATCGCCAGCCCCATGATATTGTCGTCGTTCTTGCCGTCAGCCGCCTCAGCCCTGCCCTTCTCGTTGCGGACAAAGGTAAGCATTTCCTCTAAAGTCTGAATGTCGTTGATTGACTCTACGTTCTCCCGGACAATTTGCACCAGATTGGAAATTATGACCGGCCTGGTCAACTTAGAGGTATTGAAGCCGTAAGACTTCTTCAGCTTCTTGGTAATTTTGTCCTCTGATTCGCGGATGAACTGCCGGTAATATCCGAGGCGCGTCAGCTCCTTGACCGGATATGTCGAAAAGTTTGTTTCAATGCCCGCCAGGGCCTCGTTGTAATACTTGCCCAGGCAGTACATCTGCTTGGCGTATAAGTCCTCGTCAAACTGATGGCGCAATACCGCCGCCTGTACCCCTGTAACATTGTTTACGACATGCCCGGTGAAGTAGTCGCTCCCCTCGCCGGCAGTATCGCCGCCCAGCACATAGGGATAGCCTTCCTTTACGTCCTCATAAATGCGGATATACCCGCCAGCCTCGTCCACCCACTTGATAGTCTTGTCCACGATTTTCTCGTTCTCGTATTCGTAAACAAAAAACCCCTCTTTCAAGGGCTTTCGCTTTTGCAGATACATCAGCCGCTCGGTGACTTTTTGAGCGTCGAAGATTGTTTTTCCTAAAATCCCCCAGGCCCCGAGGCAGTACACCTGGTAGTAGTAGGGGTCAGTTTCCTTAAATCCCTCCAGAACCGCGATAGCCTCTGCGTCCAGAAACTTGTTGTTCTTATAGGTACTGTGTACCGTTGTGCAGTTTGGTTTGGGCTTCTCAGGGTCAAAAAACTCCCCTTTCAGCCAGTGGGTTATGTAAATCGGGTTGAATGTGAGAATGATCTGTTTGTAGTGCTTGGTCTTGCCGCGCATCCTGATGTCAAGCTGCCGAAAGTCCTCCGCCTCAAGCTCTGTCGGTTCCTCCAGCCACATCGAGGTAATCCCCACGATGGACTTCATTTTCTCGGCGTCGTCCAGGCCAACAAATATAATCTCGTTGCCGTTGACCCTGCACTGTATGTACAGCTCAGAGGTCACGCCCTTGGGGAACCGGAATAAATGCGACACGCCCCATGCCTGGCACACCCTTTTCAACTCGGCAAACTGAGACTCCCGGATGGTCTTGCCGACTTTGCGGACGCACAGGATCTTATGCCCCTTCTCCGTCAGCATCCGGTATATGATCTTCTCTGCCGCAAAGTAGCTCTTGCCCGACGAGCCACCGCCCCACAGCACAAGGTAACGGTCTGTGTTGTCGTACAAAGGGTAGTATATATCGTTGGTGATCTCCGGCAGGTAGGAAAAATTTAGTTTGGGTTTAGCCATAATACTCAGCCCCTATCCTTTCTTTATTAGGTTGGGGGCAATAACGTACCCTTCCTCGGATTGCTGAAGCGCTCCTACTTCTTTAAGTCTCTTAATACGCCTGGAAGCCTGCGCCCTGCTCAAACCAAGCAGTTTAACCATGTCGTCAAACTTGAGCGCCTTTTTACTGCGCTTATTAACCAACAAGCCTGTTGACCAGGCAATATTATCTACAAGCCTGACCAAACTGCCGACCATCTCGTCTGTCAGCCCGGAATCTCTAAGCCTGTTTATCTCCTGTATAAACAGCTTGACATAAGGCTTTTTGCCGCCAGTGTGCTTGGGAGTCCCGCCGCACTTGTTCTTCTTCGGGTTATACCAGAAGTCGTACAGGCATATATCTGTATCGGGTATCTTTAAAAAAACATGCTCTATCCCCGCAGGAGTCACTTCCCTGCTTAAAACAAACCTGCAGTGGACGGCATCTCTACTGCCGTTCAGGTAAGCCAATAGTTCTTTGTCCATACGATACCTTGTCTCTCCTTGTCAAAAATTAAGGGGCATGGAAACAGACAAGGATGCTTTCGACGGGGTAGCTAATCCCGTCTATCCATGCCCAAAATAGGTTAAATTTTAGTCTCATAAATGAGACTAACGAAAATGGCACTCAGCCTTAGAGCCACATGGGCTGCGGGGAAAGTGCCATGTAATTCGTTATATAT